GGTGCCAATAGTGTATTAATAGGCTCAGGAACTAGTGTTTCTGCTGGTGCTAGATCAATATGCCTTGGTTATAATTGTTCGGCTTCTCAAACTGGTAGTATAGCTATTGGGGATGCAGCACAGGCTACTGGCTCGAATGGGTCAATATCAATTGGTGATGGTTCTCAAGCAACAGATTACCAAACAGTGGCAATTGGATATTTATCAAATTCATCTGGAAATTCAGCTACTTCAGTGGGTTTTGGAGCTAACGCTTCAACAAGCTCATGCGCTTTTGGCAGGGCTGCAACGGCAAATTCTACAAATGCATTGGCCCTTGGATATAATGCCACAGCATCAAATTTCCAAGCAATTTCAATAGGTTACAACTCCGACGCAACAGGGGCTTCATCTATAGCGATTGGATATTTATCACAAAGTTTATCAACAGATTCTATAGCGATTGGAGAGGGGGCGAATGCAAGTACTGATGGCTCTATAGCCATAGGTGACTTGGCTAGAGCTACGGGTGTTAACATGGCTATCGCAATTGGGGATACATGTACGGCCTCTGGAAACCGCTCCTTGGTTCTAGGAACGGGTTCTACGGTTCTTGGGGCATCTGGAATTTCAATTGGCAGGTCAGTTATTGGAACTGGTAGCACAAGTGTTGCTATCGGATATTTAGCTGTAGCATCTGGAACAGGTTCTTTTTCACTCGGATATCTAGCATCTTGTGGTTCTACGGGAAATGCAGTAGCCATAGGATATCAGTCTTCTTGTACCGGATCTAGCGGATTTGCTATGGGTAGGGCTTCAAATTGTTCGGCAACCGAAGGAATTTCAATAGGTTACGCGGCTTTATCCTCAGCTCAAGCAGCTATAGGCATAGGCAGATCGGCAAATGCCGCGCATACGTCTTCGGTCTGCATAGGAAAAAATTCAGCAACAACTACAACTAACCAAATAATGCTAGGAAGTACTACCAATGACGATGTTACGGTTATGGGTGGTTTATATTTAGAAGAAAGAGCGAGCGCGTATATTGATAAAACAGGTTTTCATCAGTATTGGGTTAGGGCTTCGGACGGCGCGCCGATGTTTACAGGCGACGACGGCGTTGATTATATTTTAGATAAAACGGCAGCGTAGTTGATTATATGGCTGAATTATCTGCGGTTTAAATAACTTAATAAAGGAGTACAAAAGTGAGTATGGGAACATTAATTAACAAAGTATCGGGAAAGAAAGAGGACATGCTTTCAAAGAAGGCCCCGCAAATGGAAGTGCTTTTAATCTCAAGGCCATTAGCACAAAATATATTAAACTATATTTTAAACTCAAGCTGTAAAGGCTCGGAGATTGTGGCTTTGACAGATGCGCTGAGAGCTTTAAAACCCGCTGGCAAGGCTAAATAATGAGTGAATATAATACAGCGGATGTTAAGCAAGTTAAGAAGAGAGAAGAGAAAGACAAAAATGAAAGAGATCAAGAATTAGAGGATATAAAAACTATATTAAAGACACCCTCCGGCGAGAGGTTTTTCAGAAAGCTTTTTGAAGACGGGCGAGTATTGAGTACGAGCAACACGGGAGTTGCAGAGAGTACATTTTTTAACGAGGGTTGGCGAGCCTTTGCTCTAAAGCATTTCGCGGACGTAATTGAAGCCGTCCCTAATAAGCTTCAGACTGTTTTAACGAAAGAACTATAGGGAGTACGTATGGCTGAAGAGTTAATAGAGGGCGCAGAAGCTACCACAGATGTAGTGGCACCGGAAGAGGGCGCTAATAAGCAAGAAGAATCTAACACACTTATGACAGGCGGGAAAACTGAGACAGTTGCCAACGACAAGGTAATTGACGGAAAACCCGATGACGGCTTAAGTGTAGACGATAAGGGAACCCCGGATAAGACCGAGACAGATAAAGATAAGGCGGAAGCGCCTGAGTCTTACGCTGACTTCGTTATGCCCGAAGGTTTCAAGTTAGAAGGGGAAGTCCAAACGGAGTTTTCCGAGTTAATGAAAGGTCTTAATTTGCCACAGGAAAAAGCACAGAGTGTTATTGACTTGTCGGTTAAGCACACACAAGGGATTATGGCAAGTAGTGAAAAAGCTTTTGCGGACCTAAGAACGGACTGGGTTAAATCCGCCAAAGCAAACAAAGAGTTTGGTGGGGAAAAACTAAACGACACATTAGTAAGGTCTAACAGGGCTTTAACTAAATTCGGGTCTCCTGAGTTAAAAGCTTTTTTAAACCAGGGCTACGGAGACAACCCAGATCTTTTACACGCTTTTGCTAGAATCGACAGAGCCACAAGTGAGGACGACGCGGTAGTACTCGGCCAACCGCCAAAGGGCTCTGCTAAGTCAACGGCCGAAGTAATGTATCCAAACCAAAATTAAGGAGATAGTAAAATGACAATATTAGGCTCAAGTGTTGTAACTTTAGCTGACTGGGCTGCAAAGAATGACCCAGACGGTAAACCAGCGAAGATAGTTGAAATACTAAACGAGACAAATGAAATTCTTGAAGACATGATGTTCAAAGAAGGTAACCTACCGACAGGACACAAAACCGTGATTAGAAGCGGACTTCCAGCGGTTGCATGGCGTATGCTTAACTACGGAATTCAACCTTCAAAGTCTAGAAGTGTTGGCGTAACTGACACGTGCGGAATGCTAAGTCTTTTGGCCGCTTAAGTAGGGATATTTAAGATGAATTGGTGGAAAAACTGGAAAGCTAAGTCTAATAAAAGATACGCTAATCAGAGCGGAAGGTCTGAGAGTAACAGCTCTTACCACGCGCAACGCATAGGGTTTGAAACCGCAAAGCGGAATAGAATAACCCCACGAGCCACCGACGCCCAGAACGGGCGATAATGTATGCTGAGCTTACGGGAAATCGTAAGAAGTAGAGGATAAAAAGCCTTTACGGTAACAAGCTGAGAAGCGTACGCAGAAGTTGATAAAGACCTTGCTGACCTTAATGGCAACACAAGTGAATATAGAATGTCAGAAGATATTTCTTTTCTAGAATCAATGTCACAAGAAATGGCAACAACTGTGATTTATGGTAACACAGACACAGACCCAGAAAAGTTCTTAGGCTTTGCACCTCGCTATAGTTCATTATCAGCAGAAAACGGTGGTAACATCTTAAATGCTGGCGGTACTGGCTCAGACAATACAAGCATTTGGTTAGTTGCATGGGGCGAAAGCACATGCCACGGTATATATCCAAAAGGCTCTATGGCTGGTCTTAAACACGAAGACAAGGGTCAAGTTACTCTTGAAGACTCTGCTAACGGTAAGTACGAAGGCTATAGAACGCATTACCAATGGAAAGTTGGTCTTACATTAAGGGATTGGCGTTATGTTGTTAGAATAGCTAACATTGACATTTCACTATTAAAAGCGGACGATGGCACGGTTACAAATGGAGCAGACTTAATTAAACTTATTATAAAAGCTATTCATAAAATACCTTCAAAGAAACGCGGAAAATTAGCGCTTTATTGCAATGAAGACATTTTCACATACCTTGATTTGCAAACACTTGAACAAAGCAATATCAATATCAAGTACGGCGCAGATCAACACGGGCTTGAAATAATGAAATTTAGAGGCATTCCAATTAGAAAAGTTGACGCTATTCTAAATGCAGAAGAAAAAGTGGCTTAAATAAAAGGATTAACATAGAGGGGTCAAAAACCTTTTTTGGCCTCTTTTAAACGAAAGGGTTTTTACGATGTATATAGACAAACAAACTTTACTAAGTGATGATCAAGCTGTTACGGTTACAGCAGCTAGCTCAAACAGCTATGACTTTGGCAACGACAATGCGTTGGTCCAGGCGTTGAACAGCAAAGGAAACATAGGGGTCCTTGCTCAAGTTCATACTGCATTTGCAGGCGGAACAAGTTTAAAATTAACAATAGAGTCTTCAGACAGTTCAACTTTCTCAATTACAAAAGTTATTTATGACAGCGGCGTTGTTCTTACAGCTACATTAATAGCGGGGTATAAGTTTCCAATCTCTGGCCTTCCAAGGATTGACGAAGAATATATTAGAGCTTATTATACAGTAGTTGGAACAATGAGTGCTGGAAAAGTTGCTGTAGGTCTAATCTTAGACGAACAAACTAACGGGGTGTGAGCATGAAGAGTCGTACACTTGTTTGCAATCATACATGTTATTATAAAAGGCGCAAATGGGTTGTCGGTGAGAGAAAAGAATTTGAAGCTACCGAGCCGGATCATAAGTATTTTGAGCTTAAAGGCACTAAAAAGTCTGATAAGTTAGAAGTTAGAGCAGAGCCTAACACATTATCAGAGCTTCAAAAAGAAGAGGCTAGACAAGCGCTTGAGGGCGTTGGTCATGGTCTACAACCTGACAAGTCAAAAGATAATAACGAAGTGTCAAAAGACGGCAAAGACGTTAATGACATATTTGGTTAATATAACTTAAAGGGGAAGACGACCCCTGCTATTAATCTGTACTCCTAAACGTCAACAGCTAAGGGCTTTTCGGCGGGGTTTCGCCTCAGAGTAAACGCCGCCATACTTAAAGGAGTTTAAAATGTCCAGTAAGATTCAAATTTGTAACTTGGCGCTTTCACGTATAAATGCAAGACAGATACAAAGTTTAAGCGAGAACATAAAAGAAGCAAGAGAGTGCAATCTACACTATGACCTATCAAGAGACACGACTTTAGAAAGCATGGACTGGACTTTCGCAAAGAAGAAAATAACATTAGCTTTGTCAGACGAAACGTATCTAGGCTGGGACTATGTCTATAGATACCCTTCGGACTGCATAAGGGTAAGAGAAATATATAAGGGCAATGTTCAAAAAGCCTCCACAACTTTAGACTTAGACGCAAACGAAATTGAAAACGTTAAAATACAATACGAAATAGTGGTTAGTGAGACTACAAATAATAGACTAATAATAACAAATCAGCCGGAAGCTATTCTTAGGTACACCGCTCAGGTAATAGATGCTAACCTTTATACGCCGAAGTTTCTTTCCACGGTAGCGTTCAATCTTGCCGCTGAGCTAGCAATGTCTATAAAAGGCGACAGTGATTTGTCATTGAGATTGACAGACTTATATATGAGGGCTTTAGGCAGCGCGACAACGTCAGACGCCGATGCGGACTACTACAGGCCAGTAGCTTCCAATTCATTTGTTGAGGCTAGATAATGGGAGTGAAATTAAGTATAGCAAAGAGATCGTTTAACGGTGGGGCTATAAGCCCTCAGCTTTACGGTAGAACAGACTTAGACGCTTATAATAAATCCGTTAGAATAATGAAAAACTTCTTTCCTCACGCCCATGGTGGGGCTTCTAATAGGGGCGGTACAAGATTTATAGCGGAGACACAAACCTCTACAGATGAGTCAAGATTAATCCCGTTCCAATTTTCGGCTTCACAAGCGTATGCTTTAGAAATTGGCGACTTATATATGCGGGTCTTCACAGATAAAGGGCAAGTAATTGGTGCCGCTGGGAATGGACGAGACATAGTTAATGCAGGGGTTTTTAAGTGGACAGCATCAGGCTCGGGAACAGACGAGTATTATTTAGAGCTAGACGACGGTGGGGATCCAGGCTTAGAGGACCCAGCGACAGTATATGAAAATGGTATAGAAATAAGTGAGGGGTCATTAGGCTCTTTAGCCCTCAACGAATGGGGTTACGGAGATAACGACACGTTAGGGTATAGTACTGTATATGCTAGGATAGCTGGCGGAGCTGACCCAGACACGGGGCCGGACGGTTATTTAGAAGCGGGTCAAGTTGCTGATGGGGCTATCTATGAAATGGTGACTCAGTACGTAGAGTCTCAAGTTAAGTTAATTAAATACACGCAGAGCGCGGACGTTATATATTTCTTTCATCCAAAAGTTAGGCCCCAGAAAATATCTAGATACGGGAGCGCTTATTGGATCACAGAGAATCTACCGAGCGAGCCTGTCCAGTTGCCGCCTACATCCGTGGCCATGGGTGGGGGGCTACCGTGGTCGAAGTATGTTGTAACTTCAGTTTCGATCGAGGGCGAAGAGTCTAGACAATCGTTATCAGTCGGAGGCGCGCCGGGTACTGAGATAACATGGGTGGCAGCGGAAAACGCTTCTTATTATAAAGTCTATAGGGATGCTAATGTTAATGGAGTCTATGGCTATATAGGCAAAGCTGACGGCGTATCCTTCACTGAAGACACCGGGGGCTCTACGCCTCTATATGATGACTCACCCCCTCAGGTTAATATAGATTTCTTCTCAAATTTTTACACGAATAAACCAGGGGTTGGAACTTTTTTTGAGCAGAGATTAGTTATAGCTAGATCAGATGAAACGCCACAAGCGGTTTGGGGCTCAGTAACAGGCGACTATGAAAACTTTACTAGTAGGTCACCCGCAAAGCCCGACGATTCATATAAGTATTTATTAGACTCAGCAAGAGCGAATGAAATCCGTTGGCTAGTTCCATTAAACGAGCTTGTAATAGGGACGTCAGGCGGCGAGTGGAAAATGTCGGGCGGCAGCCAGTCTGACTCTATAACACCTTCAAACGTGAGCGTGAAACAACAAAGCGCGTATGGCGTAGCTGATACTCTTCCCGTAGTTATTGGGAACACTGTGATTTTCATAGAAGGGTCTAAAAAAGTAGTAAGAGACTTAACCTACAGCTTTGAAGCCGACGGTTATACAGGAAATGATTTGACTGTACTAGCTCCGCATTTATTTGAGGATTATTCTATAATAGATATGTGTTATCAGCAGAGCCCAAACTCAATCGTTTGGTGTGTAAGAAACGATGGGGCTCTACTAGGATTAACGTATTTAAGAGATCACCAAGTTTGGGGTTGGCACCAACATGAGACGGACGGAAACTTCGAGTCTGTGGTAAGTATATCAACTAGTGAGGGCTCAGACGACGTGTACATGATAGTTAAACGTGCCATAAATGGGGCCACCAAAAGATACGTAGAGGTGTTTTCAAATAGGTTACCAGTAAACGCAAACTACGAGAAAGACATTTCGGACGCTTTTATAGTTGATTCAGGTTTGACACTTGACGTCCCAGAAACAATAACAGGTGCGACTCAAGCGAGTCCTATAGTTTTAACAATAACCGCTAACACTTTCAGTGACGGTGACAAAATAGATATAGACGAAATATTAGGGATGACAGAGCTAAATGGCAAAAGATATACAGTCGCTAATAAAGCTACTAACACAGTAGAGCTGACAGACGAAGACGGAAATGACGTTGACGGGACTGGGTACGAAGCCTATGCGTCTGGCGGCAAGGCTAGAGAGGCCGTAACGACACTAAGTGGGTTAGATCACTTAGAAGGAAAAGAAGTTGCTATACTGGCTAACGGTAGTGTAAGCCCTAGCCAGACAGTAGTATCAGGGTCAATAACTTTACCTTTGGCCGCGTCGCGTGTTCAAATCGGGCTGCCATATACTTGTGATATAGAGTTACTAGACTTTGACTTTCCGACCGAAACTGGAAGTACTGTACAGGATAGGATTAGAAACATAGTGTCTGCCGTTTTAAGATTGGATAACACTAGGGACTTGTTAGTTGGCCCTAACGAGGATAACCTAGAGCAGATATATTTTAGAACCGACGAAGACTATAATTTCCCTACCCGTTTATTTACGGGTGACAAAGAAGTTAATATAGTTGCCGGGGACCCTACGGCTGGCAGAATGTTTATAAGAGTTAAAACGCCACTTCCAATAACGGTACTATCAGTAATAGCTAGGATGACCCATGGTGGAAATTAAATTCGTTAAAGCGAATCAACTATTTGTTGACGAACTCAAAGACGGACTGAGGCTAGAAGACGAGCAGGAATGTTTAGCAGCTAGTAATCAGCACGCGTCTTTCGCTATGCAAGCGGGGTTTAATAACTCTACGCTTTGCTGGGTCGGTTTAATAGGCGGAAAACCTTTTAACTGCTTTGGCGTTGCTCCTTCTGGAATAGAGGGGCTTGGCGTTCCATGGATGCTGGGAACTAACGACATTAAGAACGCAGCCAGGGGAATAGCTAAGAACTCTGAAATCTACATAGGTAAGATGTTAGACGCTTACCCTAAGCTGCTAAACTGGGTAGACGCTAGAAATTTAATATCAATATATTGGCTAAAGAGATGTGGCTTTAATATTGAGCCCCCCACCCACTATGGGCACCAAAATAAATTGTTTCATAGATTTCATATTAATAAGGAGGATTTTTATGTGTAATCCCGTAGCCGTAGGCATCGGAGTTGTTGCGCTTCAATCATATGTATCCTATCAGTCTGTTAAAGCTGAAAACGACGCCGTAGATTTCAACGCAGGGCTCTTAGAAAGAAACGCGGAGACTGCCGATTTACAAGCTAAGGACGCAGAGGCAAGAGGAAAGGCGGACGAGGCCCAATTTAGGTCTGACGTTGAAACCTTCAAAGGCGGACAGAGGGCTTCTTTTGGAGCTTCTGGCGTGGTAGTTGACGAGGGTAGCGCATTAAAAACTGTACAAGACACCGCAGCTTTAGGAGAGGCGGACGCCTTAACTATAAGACACAATACAGCTTTGGAAGCCTGGGGTATAAGAGAAGACGCTAGAAATCTTAGGTCACAAGCAAGATTTTCTAGGGCTAGTAAAGCCGATCCTAAGTTAGCAGCGGCTACAACGCTCTTAACGTCTGGCGGAAGTTTAGCAGCTAGTTCAATAAAAAGTAGTAAAAGTCCAAGCAATAGCGCGCCACGCCCTACAGGTCCAAGGATTAGATAGGAGTATTATTATGGTAAGAGTTTATACTAGACAAGTAGAACAAAGAGGCACCCCAACGTCAAGGCAAACTCCAGTAGCCACAGCAGCGGCTTTTGGCGGTAACGAGGCTAAAGCGTTAGGCCAGGTAGCTAAAGCAGCCTCTACGGTAACTAATGCATTAATTGAGAAGCAAGCCAGAGAGCAGAAAGTAACTGACTTAAAGCGCGACAAGCTCACAGCTAGAAACAAATTAAACGAAGCGCGAGAAAATATGCGGGGCGTAACGTCTGACACATATAGTAAACAAGGCGAGGCAGCGACAGACGTTTATAACGACACTAACAGTAACTTTAAAGACTTAAGACGTCAAAG